AATAAACGATCCTGAAGATTTAAATGTACCTATTAAGTATGATCCTGAAAAGGATGGAGGGGGAATTGCGGGTAGCTACGCACTAGGTAGAGACGACATAGAATTATTTAAAGAGGCAGGTGAAGAAACTTTAGTTCACGAAATACTTCACGGTGTTACTTCTCGAAAACTAGCTGGTCACCTTAAAGGGTTTATGAGAGCCAAAATGTCTGTAGATCCAGATATGGCTTCAGACCTTATTAAGGAGGCTAAAGCTCCTAAACCTGTTAGAGAGTTAGCAGCTTCTTATCTTAAAGCATTTGAACACCCATCTATTGATAACAAGCTTTATCCTATGTCGGATTTAGATGAGTTTCTTGCGGGTGCTTTTACTAACAAGGAATTTCAAGAACTACTGAGTAAAATACCAGCAGAAGATAACAGGAATCTATTTGAAAAACTTGTAGACGCTGTTGCTAATCTGATTGGAGTTAAAGGGGACGGTAATCTGTTAAATAAAGTAATACGAGATAGTGCTGAGATTATATCAAGTAGTAGGAAAGAGCTTGCTGGACCCGAATTTCCTAAAGTTTTATTAGAACCAAATTTGAGGTATTCTAAGAAAGAACCGCAGAAGTTCCTTGAAGCTGTGCCTGAGAAGTTCCGTGGATATGCTGATGAGTTACTTAAAGGAGGAACTCCTAGACTTCCACAGTTTGCTTTAGAGACAGGCGAGGATGTTATCGTGCTGAAGGATTTACTTGAAAGTTACTACAAAGAAAACCCAGACAAGATAACAGTACAAGGAGCAGTAACCGAAGTAGGAGAAGAGATTGAAAAGCAATTAATGTTACAACAAGGTAAAGACGCTGCTACTAAAATAGCTGAAGCCCGTGTAGTACAACAGAGTTTAAGAGATCAATCTAAAGGAATCATAGAAAACCTGACAACTGCTGTAGAAGAATATACTAAAGCTGGTGGAGGTTCTGCTGCTATAGCTAAGTTAAAGAATAATTTCCAACAGTTACTAAATGTAGCTGATATATACAGACAGATCGGTAGAGAAACTGGTATAACGCTACAAGCTAGAAGAGAAAACTTTAGAGCTAGAAAGATAGGACTTAGTCAATCAGATATAGAAATTGAAGGATTGCGTAATCAATTTATTAACGCATCCGGTGGTATGCACCCTGATAAGCTTGTTAAGTTAATTAAGGAAACAATAGACAAAGATAATCCTGACTCCATGATTGCGTCTATGTTTAAGATAGCAAAAAAGGCACAGGGTAAACATTTCCTAGATATGCCTACCGAGTACTGGATGAATGCTATTCTTAGTGGTCCTAAAACTCAGATGGTTAACATCATGGGTAACGGACTTACACAGCTAATGTCTACACTGGAAGCTATCGCTGGTGGTGTCGTTACTGGTAATATGGGTCTTGTTAAAGCTGTAGTAGCTTCTTGGGCTGACGGTCAAATGATCAGAGAAGCAGCTAAGTTCGCTAAAAACGCTTTTAAACAAAACGACAACTTACTAGACCCACAAGCTCGTGCATTCAGTGACAGACCTCAAGGTGCTATAACTGGAGATAGAATAGCTTCCGGAAGACTAGGAGGAATAGTTACTGAAAGAGGCTTAACTAGTAAGAAAGCTTTTGATGCAATGGGTAACTTTATAAGAATACCCAGCAGATTGTTATTAACTTCTGATGAGTTCTTTAAACAGTTAGCTTATCGTAGAGCTGCTAGATTAAAAGCTACAATGTCCGGTATACAGCAAGGAATTAAAGACCCTAAGCAGTTAGCCGAGTATGTAAATAAAACATTAGACGGTGTTATTACTGAAGGTGGTAGGATGGCATCTGAAGAAGGATTAGCTAGAGAAGCTGCTGATATAGCTGTAGCTAAAAAACTAGAAGGTGTGGAGCGTGATAAGTTTATATTGAAGTATGTAAAAGAAAACTTCGATACGAACAAATCAGCGTTGATGCAGTACGCACAAGACGAAGCACAGTACTTAACATTTACTAGAGAACTACAAGATCAAACACTTGGTAAGGTATTACAGGAAGCTACTAATAAATTACCTATGTTGCGTCTCGTATTACCGTTTGTTAGAACTCCAACCAACATTCTTAAATATGCTTTTGAGCGTACTCCTGGTATTGTTGTATTACGTGAGGAAAGACAGCGGTTGTTTGCTGATTTAAAAAGCGGAGACCCAGTAAGAAGATCGCAAGCTGTTGGTAAAATTATGACTTCTACTGCGGTAGCTGGTGTTTTTATTGATACTATATTTAATAATAGGGATCGTATAACAGGCGGTGGACCAAGAGATGAAAAGAAAAAAGCAGCTCTTATGGCTACTGGTTGGAGACCCTACAGTATTAAGATTGGAGATACCTACTATAGCTACCAAAGATTAGACCCTCTCGCTACGCTACTAGGTGTTGGTGCTGACTTAGTAGAGGTAGGTGTTAATGAACCTAGAGCTTTTGATGAGTCGGGTGTCGAGCGATTATTCTTAGCTCTTACATTAAGTATTACAAGGAACGCTACCAATAAATCTTACTTAGCTGGTATACAAAACTTCACAGACGCACTTAGTGATCCTGATAGATACATGGCTAAGTTTGGTCAGAACTTCACATCTTCGTTTGTACCTAATATCATTTCTCAAATGGCAGATTACGACACACAAGCCCTAAGAGAAGTAAGAAGTATCGGTGATGCGTTTGCTCGTAAGCTGGGTGTAAGGAGCGGTTTAGATAAAAAGCGTAACTTACTAGGTGAAGAATACTTAGCGGAGCAGTGGATGGGTACTGGTTTTATTAATCCTATAGCAATGTCTCCATTTAAAGATGATCCTGTATTAGCTGAGATGGCATCATTGAATCACGCTTTTAGACAGCCTCCTCCTAATCTAGGAGGTCAAATCGACATGCTTGCACATGAAAACGACAGCGGTCAAACAGCATACGATAGGCAGTTAGAGTTACTACAGTCTGTTAAAGTACAAGGAGAAACCTTGCGTAGTGCATTGACTCGTCTCGTAAAAAGCAACCAATATCAAAGTTTAGAAGCAATATCAGAACCCGGCTTACCTAGTCCCCGTGTGCAGAAAATAAACAGCTTACTTACTCGTTACAGAAAAGAAGCTAAGAGGCAGATGCTTACTGAATTTCCTGAGTTATCAGAACAGTATGCAAGGCTTACAGCTGCACGGGCTGGACTAAAAGGAGGTATGCAAAGAGAAGATGTGCTTGAACTCCTAACTCAATAGTTAATAATATATTATCATGGCAAACACCTATGTAGACTATGTCGGATCAGACGGAACCGGAACTGATGGTAAAGAATTTGCGTTCTCATTTCCATACATTAAAACATCTCATGTAGTAGTTGAGATAAACCAAGGTCCAGCAGGTGGAACCAATAAGTGGGAACGAACCACAGCTTTTACTGTATCGACCTCACCTAGTACACGAGTAGTTCTTGATTCTGCTCCTAATAGCTTGTGGAAGATTCGGGTGTTACGAGACAGTGACGCTAATGTTAGTCTTGTAGACTTTGCTAATGGATCAGTGCTGACCGAGACCGAGTTGGATAACGCATACCTACACAACCGCTACCTCGCTGAAGAAGCAGAAGAAGGTGTGTCTGGTGGTACTATCTCAAAGAATGATGACGGACAGTTTAACGCTGATGGATTACGACTGGAGAACTTAGCTGATCCAGACTCTGACGACGATGCAGTTAACAAAGGATATGCCGACGGTCGTTATGTAGACGTAGCAGGTGATACGATGACAGGTAACCTAGATATGGGTTCCAATGAAGTCACTTCTTCCTCTGCTCCTTCGTCTAATAACTCTCTTACTAACAAGTCCTATGTAGACGGAGAGGTAGCCACTGAAGCTGCTGCTCGTATAACAGGAGACTCTCAGCAAGTAACTAGAACTGGTGATAGTATGTCTGGTGATTTGACGATGACTAGCCCAGCTAAAGTCGTACAAGCTGCTGCTCCTACTACTGCTAATGATCTGACCAATAAGACTTATGTAGATGGTGTTGTTGCAGCTGAAGCATCCAATCGTGCATCCGGTGACCAGACTCTGACCAACTCAAAGGTATCTAAGAGTGGGGACACAATGACGGGTGCTCTGACACTACCAGGAGCTGATCCAAGCAGTGATAATCACGCTACTAGGAAACGCTATGTAGATCAGCAGATTGCTGTTGCAGTATCTTCAGGTACTCCAGGTGGACCAATTGATACAGCTAATATATCTGATGCTGCTATCACTACAGATAAAATTGCGGACGACGCTGTTACCGCTGCTAAGTTAGATCACACTGGAGTTACTGCCGATTCTTACACAAATGCTGATATTACAGTGGATGAGAACGGACGGATTACTGCTGCTTCTAATGGCTCTAGCGGTGCTGGTGCTACAGATTTAGGGGTCACTCACAACGCAGAAAATGTAAGCGTTACTTCCTCTACAGGTGATGATATTACTCTCAATGCAGCTACTCCGAGTGTTGGTTCTACACCGGGTACGGCTGGCGTGATGACTGATGGAGATAAAGAAAAGCTTAACGGTATTGCTGCAAATGCTGAAGTGAATCCAACTAATACAGACGGACTTACAGAAGGTACTACTAATCTTTACAACCAAGACCACACCGGAGATGTTACTGGTTCTACTACTCTGACGATTGAAAGCAATGCTGTTACGAGTGCTAAGATAGCTAACAATGCTGTTACGAGTGCTAAGATAAGTGATACAGACGCTAACTTTAGTATCAATTCTAGCGGACAAGTGCGAATAGGTACAACCGCTACACCATCCAGTTTACTAACAGTAGACGGTACAGTTGAGATTTTAAAAGATAGACAGTCAGGAACACCAGAAGGTGGTCAGATAGTACTCCGTGCACAAGACGCTACTCAAGAACGGTTTGTTATAGATAACTATGGAGTAGGAGATAGCATCTATAGGATATACACTACGGATGACGCTGGAACTCAAGCAGGGGTTGACCGCTTTAATATTAAAGCTTCCAATGGTTATGTAGGTATCAGTCAAAACAACCCACAGTATATGCTAGATATACAGGGTGATGTAAACATTACTGGTGATTTCAGAAAGAATGGAAGTGTATTTGGAGGTGTCTCTAAGTACGCTAGTAGCTGGTTTAACGACACTACAGGTTTAACCAACGGAGGTACTTATAGTTTTACACATGGATTAGGAACTGATGAAGCTCAGGTTCAAATATGGATGGCTACAAGTAATGCAGGTGCTAATATTAAACTAGTTCCATTTGATACTGATGCTGTCGATTTAAGGGGAGCATCTATAACAGCACTTAGTACTACATCTGTAACAGTTCAATTAACTGATGGCGGTTGGACTCATTTAAATTCTAATGGCACAAGAACGACTGGAAATTGGGGGACGGATTACACACACATTAAAGTAGTAGTAATTGGATAACGATGATCGAATCTCTATCTGGTCTTTTAAACACCGCTCTAGCTATTGCTCTTGGAGTTATCGGGTGGATTATCAAACGTGTTATCGAACGGTTAGACATTGGTGATAAACGGATGACGAAGATAGAGGTGGAGTTAGCTGCTCAACGGGAGCGTGACATTGCTGTTGAATCTCGTATCGCAAAGGTAGAGGAATCGATTAAAGAACTGCACGGTAAGTTAGACCGTATGATGGAAATATTAGTACAGAGATGAAAAATAAAAAGAAACCGGGGTTGTATGAGAACATGCGAAAACGTAAAGCTTTAGGCATCAGTAGAAGTAAAAGTAAATCTACTATATCTCCTAAAGCCTACGCTAATATGAAGCGTGGGTTCCCGAAGAAGTAACAATTAGTGGCTAGACCG